TTAGATGTAAACGAGAAACATTCCTTAAACGCAAGGATGTTCTATTGTTTCGTAAGTTAGCCAAGCGATTTAGTTTTACTGAAATGGTAGACTATTTCGTGGCCAACTTTGTCAATGGACATAACGGATTATTTGATGCCGAAAGTGATAACGTATATCGGGATTGGAAGTCTAGAAAAGAGAAGTTGACATATCTGTTCACACAAGATATCTCTACACTTATGTTAGAGGCTGAAAAAGCAAACGTTGACCCATTGATTAGTGATGGTCAACACCCACTAGCATTAAAGCTATACCTTGGTAAAAAAATTAGTCTTGAAACCCTAGTTATTCTTGACAAATTATTTAATTTCGTGTATAGTAACAATACTACGTTAGCAAACGATTTTATATGGAAAGATGTGTCCCGTTTGATAACAAAGTACCGTGTCTTTGTCAAATTCGATAAAGACAAATTCTCTCAACTATGGATCAAGGAGAAAGGCCAAGTGGTCTGTTAAATGAGTCATTCTAAGCGTAGAGACTTCGATTACGAACCTCGTGTCAAAGAAGTTCGTAAAGGTGTTGATAAATCTAACAAACACCGTAAAAACCTGTATAAATACTCTGGTAGTCAAGAAGAAGATTTCGATGACTATGATGATTATGATACACAACGCAAATATTAACGCAATACAACGCAATACAACGCAAAATAAGGAATACAAATATGTCTTTTAATTCTCTATCGGAACTCCGTAAGAACCGTGGCAACTTCGACTCGCTCATGAAGGAAGTCGAAAAGATTGCCAATCCCTCAAACGAAAAGCGCGGCGATGATGACCGCTTCTGGAAGCCTAGTGTAGACAAGGCTGGCAATGGTCAGGCTGTTCTCCGTTTTCTTCCTGCTCCTCCAGGTGAAGAACTTCCCTGGGTTCGTGTGTATGATCACGGCTTTCAAGGTCCGACCGGAAAGTGGTACATCGAAAATTCGTTGACTACTATTAACAAGCCAGATCCTCTTGGTGAACTCAATTCAGAACTCTGGAATTCGGGTATCGAAGCCAATAAGGAAATCGCTCGTAAGCAGAAGCGCCGCTTGTCGTATATCTCTAACGTTCTTGTTGTTCGTGATCCTTCGAACCCTGAGAACGAAGGTAAAGTCTTCCTCTACAAATATGGTAAGAAGATTTTTGACAAGATTAAGGACGTAATGCAGCCTACTTTCGAAGATGAGAAGCCGGTTAATCCGTTCGACCTCTGGGAAGGTGCTAACTTCAAGCTCCGTATTCGTCAGGTAGAAGGCTATCGTAACTACGATAAGTCGGAATTTGATGGCAATACACCACTTGATGAAAATGAGGATAAGCTAGAAGCCGTCTGGAAGCAGACACACTCACTAGCTGCTTTCCTTGACCCCTCGAACTTCAAGTCTTATGATGAACTCAAAGCCAAGTTGAATACTGTTCTCGGTGCAGGTACCCGTGTGCCTACCGCAGAGAAGGTAAATCCGCTTGATGCAGAAGATGAACTCTTCGTTGAAACCAAGATGAAGACGGCTGCTAAGGCAACCGAAGATACTCCGCCTTGGAGTGATGAAACCAGTGATGATAATATGAGTTACTTCGCAAGTCTTGCGGACGACTAAAAGAGAAAGGGGCGCTTAGAGCGCCCCTTTTTTATGCCATTGCTCGTTTTAGAGCAAATCTCATCCAACTACTTTCATCATCTCTAACATAAGTTTTGGCGTTTGGCACAGTAGTGCTTTCGGATGCGCCACCACCGCCGCCACCACCTTGATTGATGATTGTCGGAGGAGGAACATTCACTTTCATCTGGTCTTTAGCTTGTTCCGACCCCTTTTCTAAGATGCCGCTATCAGGATTTTGTCCTGACTGAACCTTAGTTTCTTCGCCTCCACCGCTCATATAATCATACGCGGTCTTTGCACCAACCGCCGCCAGTCCAAGTCCACCTGCCGCCATCATTAGAGGATTTCTTTTTACAAATCCGGCTGCTTTACTGAATATTCCACCACCTGGTTTACCTTGAACGGCGGGTTGTTTTGGCTGTGCCGCCGCTTTCGGTGCTTGCTCACTTTGTGCGCCATCTGCGGCACGTGTTTCTGGTGTACCACCAAAGGCACCCATATCTCTAGCAGCCAGTGCTGCATCTAATCCAACAGAAGCGGCTGTTCCAACACCAGGAATAGTTCCCGCTGCACCCGATGCCAATTCTAGTCCTGCGCCAGTCCAGTCTCCTTGCATTGCTCGTTGTGCTGCAAATAAACCACCCGCGACAAGACCGACGCCTGGTATTTTCTTCAATAATGATTTGCCAACTGCTTTCGCACCTACTTTAGCTACACCCTTTGCAGCAACTTTTTCACCTGCTTTAACTACGCCCTTTTCACCTGCTTTAACTACGCCCTTTTCACCAGCTTTAGTAGCACCAGTAGCACCTTTTTCTGCCGCCTTTGTTGCGTTTCCTGGTGCAGGCGCAAGTTCGGCCGCCGTCATTGCGGTGTTCGCTGCCATGTTTGTGGCATTATTTCCAGCTAAGTTTTCACCGCCATCATTATCGTTACCAGCAATCATTGACCCCATGCCGATAGCACCAGCGCCTAATGCTAATGCACCGAGTAGACCTCTGCCCTTTCCAGGTGTTCTACCGGGAGAAACTGCGGGTGTTTTCTTGACAAATCTACCCTTAGCATCTCTCGGTTGACTTCTAGCTCTCTCTGATCTAGACTGCTTGCTGCCATCTGGCGCATTAGGAATATTTCCGCCGCGATTTCTACGACTTGGTAGATCGATATCAATTACGGGCCCACCCCCGCCATCTGGTCCATCTGAGCCACCAGAACTCTCAATCGATTGAGCAATCTTTTCTATCGTATCTTTTATTACAGATAATAATTCATTTGCTTCTTTGAATGTATCAGATATTTCGTCTAGCTTTTTCGTATTTTCTTGAATAGCATCTACTACTGGACTTTCTGACATTCCAGCCGAATCTTCTTGTAGTTCGCTTGTAGGTTGTGCTACATTAGATTCGATGCCAGCCGCTACTGCTCCTGTGGTTGGCTTATCAGGTAGAATAACCGATGCGCTCTTTTTCTCATCATAATCTTTTTGAAGTTCGGCATTAATAGTATCTTTTGATACCGGTTTTCCATCTCTACGATATGATATATCTTTGTCGGAAGCAGGTGCTATTCCTCTATCGGCCAGTAGTTTCTTCTGTTCTGTAGTCAGATCAGTTAATTTTTCCGCTTCTTGGGCCACGCCCATACTGTCTCTAGCTTCGGCTCTCTTCTTTTTATCGGAAGTGAAAAGGTCATATCTGAGATCGCCCGGCCTTCCGGTGAAAACTCTCTTCGCGCCTTCCAGCTGAGTTTTTACAAATCCTTTTGGAATTGCAGTGCCAGTTGTCGTATCTTTGCCACTGACGGCGCGCTTCAAGCGATTTCTAAATGTGTCTTCTTTTCCTTTAAGACCCATATCATTCGCTTGAAAATATTGCTCTTTAGCTGCTTTTCCGGCATTCGCAAATCTTGTTGCGGCGCCTGTATTACCGGAAGCCTCTGCTACAGTTTGTCCCTTTTTAGCTAGAGCAAGTACCTCTTTGATACCTTTATTGAATCCTTCTAGATTCTTTTCTGTCAACTTGCCAATTTCTTTGACAAGTTCGGTCAGCATTTTACGTTCTTCGTCTGTATACTGTTCTAAGTCTTTGCTTATGTTTTCTGTAGCAGCGGATAAAATCTTCGCAGCTTTTTCGCCATCGACGGTAGTCACTGAAAAAGGATTTGTAGTTTCCTTAATCTTTTCTAATTGAGTTTCTTTTCCCGCGCCAGAACCAGACGCACTCAATAATTTTTTGATGTCTTTTGCTTGCCCTATAACCTCATCCAGACGGTCGACAACAGGATCTGGCCCATTATTAGGGGCAGTCTGTAGTCTATCTGATAGTCCTTGTAAGTTACTGGCCATTTCTTAATAATCCTGTTGGTTCTGTTCTGCTTTTTTCTTCAAATGGGTCATCAACAATCCTATGTAAACTTCCCTTTCCCATGGCATCATATTTTCAAGTTCTGACAGACTATATTTGTGTTCTTGCATTAAAATAAAGTTTGTCTTATAATGATTCATCAAATTATCATGAGAAAGGGTTATTCGAAAAAATTTTCTACACCGTCGATCA